GGCACCGGTAACAGTGGCAAAGACTGGTTGGGCCTGCTGGCTCTAATCGGTGATGGCACTGTTGGCCCGGCTACCGTCGGCGGCATTGACGCCTCGGACGCATTGAACTCTTGGTGGCGTTCAAAGCTCAACAACGCAGCGTCGTCTGCCCTCTTGCTTTCGGACATGGCCACTATGGTCAACGATTGCTCGAACGGTACCGACCGGCCGGACTTGATCATCACTTCGCAGAAGCAGTACGAAGCATACGAAGCGCTGCTGACCCCTCAGCAGATGTTCCGTGATGAATCTATCGCTAACGCAGGTTTCCGCAACCTTCTCTACAAGGACATCCCTGTTGTCTATGACGCATATGTTCCTGACGACAAGATGCTGTTCCTCAACTCGAAGTACCTCAAGCTTCGTCCGAACCGGAAGACCTGGTTCACTACGACCCCGTTCGTTCGTCCTCACAACCAGGATGCCGTTTACGCTCAGGTTCTGATGGGTGGACAGCAGACTGTCAACTCCCGTCGCCGCCAGGGCATGATCTACGGCATCGCCTAAGGAGTATAACCAATGGCAGCTCTCACGCTGAAAACAGCGGACGCAGCCGGTAACCCATCCACCATTCATGGTCGGCACTCTGAACGTGTCGGAATGCGTCCTATTAAGGATTACGGCAAATTGTCGTATAGCGCTTTCCTGGTTGACTTGAGTGTGGGCTACACTACCGGTGGCTTCGTAATTGACCCCGGCGTTCTTGGTTTCACCAAGATTGTCGACATGCATGTGTTGGGCGGTAAAGACCCTTACGGTGTTCTTGACGTCGTCCACCCCGGCGGTATCACCTTTGAATTGGTGACCACCGATCCTACAGCACCACTGTTGAAGTTGGAATTGTTGGCCGCTGAGGCAGCTAACCTTTCAACCCAGGCAGCGAAATCTGTATGGATTGTACTCGGAGGAATCCGATGAAGCGGGGGGTCCCTGCCTGGCAGGGGCCTCCAGGATCTATCCCTGCTGAGGGACCTCGACCCGGTGTGGTCGGGGTTTCCTTGGCGGGGGCAGGCGTTCCTGTCATGGACCCAATTTCAGAAACAGATAGCGGTTGTCGTGGCAAACTGAGCGACGGCGCTAGATGCAGGAAGGGCACTTCTGCCCTCTGCAAGGAACACCAGCACCTTTAAAGGATTGAGATGGCAGTAGTGATTCCGGGTGGGGCGACCACCTACGACAAGGTACGTGACTGGGCTTTAGCCACAGGTGGCTGGGGCAGTCTTTGCCCTGTCCCGAATGAGATCATGGATGCACTCCTGTTGGATTGTCTTCAGACGATCCATACCCAAATCTGGGATCATTCAAAGTACCAGACTACCTGGTCGTTTCAGATAGGCGCTGACGACTATTTCGTTGACGCCGGTGGAAGCGTCCCGGCAATCACTACTGCTATCTTCAACCCAATGTTTGCTGTAGTCAACAAGATTCAGCGACGGCGGGACCACAAAGAACTTTACCGAGCAGAATCTTTCCCCAAGGTGCCACGCAATGGTGTGGTTGTCGCTTCCGAATCGGAACCCGACAAACTCGAATGGTTCACTTGGGGCGACGAGTTTGTCATCTCGCCTCCGTCGACTGCTGTTGAAGATTTTGATGCGTTCGGTTACCGTATCTTGAACCGCTCGATCTTCACATACTCTGCCCCTACGACCACATGGCAGCTCGTGGACCTCCCTGACGCTTACATCGAGTCGTATCAGAAATGTGTGTTAGGTTTCCTTCTCACAGCGACGAACGATCATGCCGGTGCGGAACAATGGCTGCGTGCAGCTAGTGACGAGATCGCTGCGTTGAAAAGTTTCAACGGCGGCAGCATGGTGAACCGTCCCACGACTGACGGTGACCTTCTCCGCATGGGCGGGACGCCTTGGCGGAAACGTGAAGACCTCGTAGCATACATGCCTCAGATCATTATCACCTGATGGGAATCTATAGTTCCACGATCAAGGGTCGGGCGGCACGCCGTCAAACTGAGGCTGTTGTCCAAGTCGATTTCACTGGAGGGTTGCGTCTCGGTTCCGACGGTTCCACTCTGGAAATAAACGAGGTGAGGCAGGTTGACAACATCGATTTCATGCCCACCGGAGGGTTTCAACGCCGCAAGGCTGTACTCCCTTTGGCGACGCTGACAAGCAAACTTGATCCGCTGTCTGATGTTGTGGTGCATGAGCGGGATACTGGCACTGAACTGTGGTTCCATGATGTTGCGGGCGAGGTTCGCCGCACCGTCCTGGATGGGACAGGTAACGCTACGGCTCACGGGGCTACGTTCCCCGGCACAGGGACTCTGGTCGGCACCCAGGTGGGTGACAACCTGTTCATGAAACAGGCAGGGGATACCGCATGGACTAAATGGACTGGGTCTGCCGCTACGGCGTTACGGACTTTGTTCCGCACGGACGACTATCAGGGATCTCACCTTCCTAACTTCGGTGAGTTCTGGCTGACCGGCGTACCTGACGGTGTCGGCATCGTGTCATGGAACAGCCGCCTGTGGGTTTGGGGAGCGAGCCTGAGCCTGGAGAACGGCTCGTACGTTTGGGATGCGGGATTGTCGCAGGCCGTGTGGACTGCTGCTGCGGGGTCCACAGCCACAGTAGACTTGTCGTCTGCCTACTTCTCGTTCAGTTATGGGACACGAGACGAGGAAGGCCCTCAAGACTTTTATGAAGACTGGTCTCTCCAGTTCGAAGCTGCCGGTGGAGCCGCAGCTATCTTGGCGATGGTCCCTGTCGCAGACCGAATGTATGTGTTTGATCACAACTCAATCCATGTGGTCACACCCAACTTCGCTCAGCCTGTGGAACTGTTCTATCAGGTGACTGATTACCGGTCCCGTGTGGGTGCGGTAGGGAAACGTGCCGCTATTGCTGCGGGATCTTCCTGCTGGTTCTTCGACTCGGAACTCGGACTGATGGAAATTAGCGCCGAAGGGCAACTGATTGGTCACAGCGGGAAACTTGGCAAAGATTTCACGAAGTCGTTGAAAGCTGACCTTTCAGGTGTGGCTCTCGGCTCATGGAAAGGGCGGGTGTGGGTGAGTGTCCCTTCCGCTGAAGGCGACGGGTCGAACGACACAACTTACGTGTACGATTTGGCGATCCAGTCGTGGACCAAGTATTCGTACGGCGTAGACTATTTCGTGCCGTACACGGACAACCCTGGGGCACCTGATGCAGGCCGGTTAGGCGACCAGCTCATCGGGTTCTGCGGATTAAACATTGTCCTCCTCGATCATGCCGGTGCAGAACAGCACACGTACGACTATTTCGTCCACAACGTTTCTTCTGTGATCCCTGCTTCTGTCACGACCGCATGGTTTGATGCCGGTTCACCGGAGACGGAGAAAGACTGGGTTGGCATGGAACAGATCTGGCGGGCGATGCCTGGCCAGCAGGCCACTGTCACAGCCTACGAGGGATGGAACCAGGCTAACCTCGCAAAGACCTGGGCTAACGACCATACGCTCGCTTCTGAGGCCAGCTGGGGGCTGGGTGTGCAGCCTGTGTGGGCTGGTGTAGCCCCGTTCACTTGGAGTACCTATACTCCTGGGGCTGGAGCTTCGGCCACTGTCCATCCTGTGTACACGGAAAACAATGCTTTGGATGCGGTTCTGGTTACGAGCGTGTTCCGGGAGGGGTTGGAGCAGACCGGTTCCGAGTTCGGTGACGAGTTGGCTGCGTTTGAGAATGAGGCTTTGGCTAATCCTGTGAGGTTCGACAGGGTGTGTTCTTCTCGTTCGTTGAGTGTGAAGTTGGATATGACTACTAATGCGGAATGGTTCGCTTTCGACAGGCTGACTATGTTCTTCGAGCGTCGACCGATAAGGACTTAGTGTGAGCAATCATGACAATCTAGTTTCCGTTAAGATGCCTAATGGGATAGAGTTGATCCTCCCGGTGTCGTCGGACCCTTTAGAGTATCAGATGCAGAAGGACATACTTCAAGCGATAGACCGCAAGGTCGTGATCCGGCCGGGTGACAATAGTTACGACCCGAACAACGCTTACGCAGGTGCTGATGGCGACCTCCGGATGGCACCTGTGGACACTACGGCGTTCGCACGGATGGCAGACAAGCTCGGATTCAGTGAGGATTCCGCTGA